GAGGTGAGCGCTGCAACACACTACGGGTGGTGTTCGACTCAACCATCACGGCCGAGGAGGCCATAGCAATTACCAGCAACAAGGAGGACACAAGGCCACCAAGTATGAGAGAGACAACAGATCCAGCAGGCCAGGCGCGCATTGCAAGCCTGATCAAAAACGCATTCAAGTCAACCAACACAGAGGACAAAACCATGCCCAAAACAGGCCAAACCAGATTAGTCAGAGAGATGAAGGAAGTCATCACCAAGGCACAGTCCAAGGGCTCCAAGCCTGTGGATAAGCCTACCCACATAGGAAACCCAGCAGTGTCCAATGAGAGCACTCCAGAAGTGTCCAATGAGGGCTTACATAGGCAACCTATAGGACACTGTGCAGTTTCCCTTAACTCAGAAGAACAAGGTATTAAGGAGTCTTCTAGTATTGATTCTTTAACTGACTTGATTAGAGTTCTGGGAAACCAAAAAGTTGTTGAGCTGGTTGAACAAGGGTTGACAGCAGGGCAGATCGCCAGCGGCCTGGAAACCCTGCTGCCCCTGTACGCAGCCGAAGGCATCGAGCCCAGCGCCAACGTCCTGGCTGCTGGCATCATCCAATTGCAAGCAGATGCCAGATGAGCCAATGCCGTTTCCGCGCATCAGAAGGGGTCTACAAGCCTCGATCATGGGGTGGTTGGCACATGGGTAGCCGCTTGACCCTGCAACGCGCTACAGGCTGTTTAAATCGGTCTGTCCAACCACCAGACGAACGTATGGGTTTTGTACAGGCCTGGCGCTCCGAAGGGTGTCTGTCCACCAGGGGAGCGGGCCTCAACATATATGCGCCAGCGCGCCTGCAGGCGACACGCGCCCGACGACGCGCACGGATCGCGACCCCTTCCCCCCCACCCCCTACGGTAGCGTCCGGGGACTTCTCCCAATTTTTCCTCACTTTTTCAACGACAATGATTCAAAGGATATAAAAATGGCATACGAAATGAGAGCTGGACAGGGCAGCCTGTTCAAGAACGACAAGAAGACGACAGACAGTCAGCCGAACTTGAAAGGCCGAGTGATGCTGCCCAACGGTGAGGTTCGCTGGATATCTGGCTGGACAAAAAAGACCAGCGCCGGGGAGTCTTGGATCAGCCTGAGTGTTGGCGAGCTTTGCATGCAGCAGCAGCAGGGCGGTGGTGGGTACAACCAGGCACCGTATGGCGCGCCTGCCCAGCCCAAGGCTGCGGTGCCAGACAATGATGACGATATACCGTTCTGATGGCACGGGTTAAATCAACCGTAATCCCGCCCCTGGCCAACTGGGGAGGGGTGAGGTCGGTGCAGCGCAGGCTGAACAGGAGCACGACGCTGGTGGCCAACAAAGAGGCGGTGGCGTTTGCGCTGCTGTCTATGGCCAACACCAAGCTGACAGACATCATGAGCTGGGACGAGTCTGGCAATGTGAAGGTGAAGGCCAGCCACTTGATACCAGAGCATGCGCTGCACGCGATCAAGAGCATCAAGGTCAACAGCAGGAAGGACTCGGACGGCAATGTGTCCTCCACGCTGGACATTGAGCTGTACGACAAGGTGGGTGTGTTGAGGCTGCTGGCCAAGGCCAGTGGGTTGCTGGATGACCCGGACGACGACAACAAGCCCAGTGTCATGGACATCAATGTGGTAGCACCAAGGGGGGAGTTATGAGATATATCGCCGACTTTTTCGCGCTGGTGGGGCTTGTCTCCACCATCATTGTGGTGGGGTTCTACGCGGGCTACGCCACTTACGAGCCTGGGTGCCACACTATTGCGGCCGTTTTTACGGAGGCCTGCAATGAACAACGATGACGAAACCGGAGACATGATTTTTAGTTTTCTTTTTGTTGCAGTCACCATATTCACCGTGCTTTTTGTGGTGGTTGCCATTGCCAGTGTCATTTGGAGTTTTATTTGAAAACAAAAGAACAAAGTAGCAAAGCAGTCCCAATCGCGGGGCTGAACCTAGACTTCAGCGAGTCGCCGGTTATCTACGACTTCATTCAGTCGAAGAACTTTGTCCAAGGGATCATGGGCCCGGTGGGCTCTGGCAAGAGCTACGGCTGCGCGGCCAAGATTTTTATCAAGGCGGTGCAGCAAAAGCCATCTGCCATTGACAATATTCGGTACACCCGCTGGGCTATTGTGCGCAACAGCTACCCCATGCTGAAAACCACCACCATCAAAACGTGGATTGACCTTTTTCCAGAGGCCACATTTGGCAACTTGCTGTGGACACCGCCCATCACACACCACATTCGGCTGCCCGCCAGGGGAGATGCTGCAGGCATTGACTGCGAGGTCATCTTCTTGGCCCTTGACCAGCCCAAGGATGTCCGCAAGCTGCTGTCGCTGGAGCTCACGGGTGCCTGGGTCAACGAGGCGCGTGAGCTGCCCAAGGCGGTGATCGACGGGCTGACCCACCGGGTTGGCCGATACCCCACCAAGCGCGACGGCGGCGCTACCTGGCACGGGATCTGGATGGACACCAACCCCATGGACGACGACCACTGGTGGCACCGCATGGCCGAGAAGGAAAAGATGAGCGGGGCGTATGCGTGGAAGTTCTTCAAGCAACCCGGCGGTGTGGTGTCGGTCAATGTGGAAGACCTGCCCGACATGCCAGAGGCCAACGATCACATCTTTGCCAGCGGCAAGTGGTGGAAGGTCAACCCCAAAGCTGAAAACATCCACAACCTGCCGCCCGGCTACTACCAGCAGATGCTGCTTGGCAAGAATCTGGACTGGATTCGCTGCTACGCAGGGGGTGAGTACACCTATGTCCAAGAGGGCAGGCCTGTTTGGCCAGAGTACGAGGACTCAACCATGTCTGGCGACACTGAAATCGACCCGAATGTGCCCATCCAGGTGGGGCTTGACTTCGGATTGACCCCAGCCGCCACCATTGGACAGCGCTTGCCCAACGGTCGGTGGCTGATTCACCAGGAAATCGTCACCTTTGACATGGGGCTGGAGCGCTTTGGCCACCAACTGCTGGCCGAGCTCAACCAACGCTACCCCAGCCACCAGGTAATGATCTGGGGCGACCCGGCGGGCATGGCAAGAGACGCGATTTACGAGGTCACCGCCTTCGACTACCTTAAAACCCTGGGGCTCCGGGCCCAGCCCACCGCCAGCAACGACTTCAAGGTGCGCCGCGAGGCCTCTGCCGCCCCAATGCAGCGCCTGATTACTGGAAAGCCGGGCCTGATCATCAACCGGGAGTGCAAGCTGCTGCGTAAATCGCTGGCCGGTGGCTACCACTTCAAGCGGGTGGCGGTCGGCGCTGGTCAAGAGCGGTTCCGAGACGCGCCAAACAAGAACGAGCACTCACACATTGGCGACTCCTTCGGCTACCTGATGCTGGGCGGCGGCGAATACAACCGAATGACCCGCACCCACCAGCTCGGTGGCCGACCCATGGGCCAGTCCAGCGCCAGCACCGAATTCGATGTGTTTGCATGAGCATATATCGCAACGATATACAGCTATTGCGTGCTGTCCAAAGCCTATTAGAATTGTTTGCATATGATTGAAATTGACTTGGGTGTTGTGCATCATTTTTCTGACGGGTTGTACGCAAAGGAAATGCTGTTGCCAGCAAATCATTTTGCGGTCAGCCACGCGCACACTTACGACCATTTGAGCATTTTGGCCAAGGGTGATGTGACGGTGGAGGTTGAGGGAGTGAGGACAGAATACAAGGCACCGGCCTGTATCAACATCCTTGCTGGCTTGCATCACACAATCACAGCACATGAAGACAGTGTTTGGTTTTGCATCCATGCGACAGAAGAGAAAGATGCAGACAAGATTGATTACGTTTTGATTGGAGGTTAGTAGCATGCCTTTTTATATTGCCAGCGCCATCATCCTGAGTACCGCATACACCGCTGACGAAGCGCGAAAGTCGAGGCGGCAGGCCGAAGACGAGCAACGAACCATGCTTGCACAACAGTCGGCTGATCAAGCCGCTATGCGCACCGAGCTGCAACGGCAAACCGCCGAGTACGCCAAGCAAGGCGCCTCTCTTGAGCAGCAAGCACAAACCGCACGCCAGCAATTTGAGCAGTCTCAGCTCAACTACCAGACCAACAAGTTGGAGATGGAAAAGAAGTCCAAGGAAGTGCAAGCAGCCGCCGATGAGGAGCGCCGCAAAGCAGCAACGGCCGAAGCATCTGCGCTCAGAGCTCGCACCCGTGGAGGCCGCAGGTCGCTGCTTTCGGGTGAGCGCATGGACGCAGAGCTGGGTGTGCCAATTGACTTAGGCTCGGCCGGCATGAGGTTGCAGTAATGGCCACCCTACCTCAATTCAAGCAGCGTCAGATCGCCCGACGCAGCACATCCGACATTGACCGGCTGGCCAAACAGTACAAAGCCAACGTCGATGCGCTCACGGGCGAATATCAGACTGCGTTCACCGGCTATCAAGCTGGCGTGGCTGAGAAGATGAAGCCGTTTGAGGCGCAGATGGCCGCATATAAAGAGTCGTTGCTGCCGACCTACGAAACTCAGAAAGCCGCCTACCAGAAAAAGCTGGATGAGTACACCGCCACGCTGTCCAATATTGAAAAAAACCCTGTTATTGAGAAAAGAGGCACAAGGACAATTTTGAACCCGGCATATGCTTTTTCCAATCCATATGACCCAGGATCAATGGCCCCTCAATATCAACCGCAATTCATTCAAGAGCCGTATTCGTATTACGAAAAAAAACCAATCCCAAAATTTGAAGGTGCCGCTCCCAACATACCAGAGGCTCCAGTCGCACCAGCAATCGAAGAGTTTGATTCGTCAAAATTTGCAGCCAAAAAAACTGAAGTGGAGAGTGCGTTCAAACGAGAAGTGGGAGAGCGCCGCGCCGCAAGGGTCGGTGTCGTATCCCGCAAGATGACCCGACCAATGTTAAAAGGAGCTGAATGATGCCCGGACACTACGACGACAAATCAAGCAAGATGAAAGACAAAGTCGCCAAGACCATGCGCGAATACAAGGCTGGTCAGCTGAAAAGCTCAAGTGGCGACAAGGTCACAAACCCAAAGCAAGCCGTGGCCATTGCCATGTCTAAAGCTGGCAAGGAAAAGAAATGAAAGAGGTCTGGGACAAGCCTCGGCCCAAAGATCTTGGCAAGCCAAAGGAAATGTCATCAGCCGAGAAGCGCAACGCCATGCGTCGTGCCGCAAAAGCTGGCAGGCCTTACCCCAACTTGGTTGACAACATGGCTGCGGCGCGAGAAAAGAAGTGAGCAAATACAAGGATCCAGAGGGTGGGTTGACCGAAGCCGGTCGGCGCAAGTTTGAGAGCTCTGGTGAAAGCGGCACCCTGCAGCCGGGTGTCAAAGAGAAGAACCCCGCGGGCCAAGCGCTGCGTCGCAAGGGATCATTCCTGACCCGTTTCTACACCAACCCAAGCGGCCCACTGGTGAACGACAAGGGCAAGCCTACCCGGCTGGCGCTGGCTGCCAATGCGTGGGGCGAGCCGGTGCCGCGTACTGCTGGTGCCGCAGCAAGGCTGGCAGCCAAAGGCCGCAACATGTTGGAGAAGTACGAATTGCAAAAGGATTGATATGGAATACGACAAGAACGCACCCGGCGGCATGCGCCTGACACCAGAGCAGATCTTGAAGCGGCAGGCCGCTGCCCAAGCCAAGAAGGACGAATTCCAACAGCTCTACCAAGATGCCTACGAATTCGCCCTGCCGCAGCGCCAGCTCTACGGCGTGTGGGAGGGCGGCGCGGTTGGCTCCAAGAAAATGCAGCGTGTCTTTGATTCGACTGCCATCAACTCCACCCAGCGGTTTGCCAACCGGCTGCAGTCTGTTGTCTTCCCACCACAGCGCAAGTGGGCCAAGCTAGAGGCTGGCTCAGATATTCCCCCCGATCGCAAACAGCAGGCGCAAGCCGTGCTTGAGATCTACCAGGAAAAGATGTTCACCATGCTGAACCAGTCCAACTTTGACATCGCCATGGGTGAGTTTTTGTTGGATCTGGCGGTCGGCACCGCGTGCATGATGGTGCAGCCCGGCGACGACGTGCAACCGCTCAACTTTATCCCCGTGCCACTCTTCTTGGTGAGCTACGAAGAGGGTGCCAACGGCCAAGTGGACAACGTCTACCGCCGCATGCGCATGAAGGGCGAGAGCATCCAGCGCCAGTGGCCAGATGCCGACATCCCTGACGACATGCAGCGCCGCATTGAGAACAAACCTACGGACGACATCGAGCTGCTGGAGGCCACAATTTACGACTACAAGCGTGGCGACTATTGCTACCACGTTATCGACAAAGTGTCCAAGCAAGAGCTTGTCTACCGCCGCCGCAAGATGAGCCCGTGGGTGATCAGCCGCTACATGAAAGTGGCCGGCGAGATCTACGGTCGCGGCCCGCTGATGACCGCTCTGCCAGACATCAAGACGCTGAACAAGGTCAAAGAGCTGCTGCTCAAGAACGCATCGCTGGCCGTGGCCGGTGTCTACACCGCTGCAGACGACGGCGTGCTCAACCCAAACACGGTGAAGATTGTGCCGGGTGCCATCATCCCGGTGGCCAGAAACGGTGGATCGCAAGGCCCGGCCCTGCTGGCCCTACCCCGCTCTGGCGACTTCAACGTCTCCCAGCTTGTAATCAACGACATGACGCAAAGTATCAAGCGGATCTTGCTGGATGAGTCGCTGCCGCCAGACAACATGAGCGCCCGCTCGGCCACCGAGATCGTTGAGCGCATGAAAGAGCTGGCGCAGAACCTGGGCTCTGCCTTCGGCCGACTGATCAACGAGACCATGATCCCCGTCACCGCCAAGATTTTGGAAGTGATGGATGAGCGTGGCCTGATCGACATGCCCCTGCGCGTCAATGGCCTGGAGGTCAAGGTCACCCCGGTGGCCCCGCTGGCCATGGCTCAAAACATGGAAGAGGTCAACGCGATCATGCAGTACATGCAGATCAGCCAGAGCCTGGGCACCGACGGTCAGTTGGCCATCAAGACCGATGTGCTGGTGGACTATTTGGCCGACAAGCTGGGCGTGCCAGCAGCCGTGCGCAACACCGCCGCCGAGCGCGCCGTGCTCATGGAAGAGATGCGCAACCAACAGCAACAGCAAGCGATCGCACAAGCTATGGCCATGCAGGCCCAAGCCGGTGCCGGTATGCAAGCGCTACCCGCGCCATCGGGGATGCCCGCATGAGCTGGGATGAGATCAACGCCATCGGCGAAACAAGCGACATCCGCGAGGTTGACCAAAAACGCGAGGACTTGGCCAAGCTGACGCTGCGGGTGTTCGGCTCTGAAGATGGCCAGAAGCTGCTGCAGTGGCTCAAAGACATGTATGTGAATGTGCCCATCGCCGTACCGGGCGCAGATTCCTCGCACGCCTACTTTGCCGAAGGGCAAAGGACAGTGGTGAGGGACATTGAGGTGCGGATTAACTCAGCAAGGAAACTATGAACGACACAGCAACCGTCGAGCCCGGTGCCACCGGCCTACTCGACAACGTGCAAGTGAATGACCAAACCACCCCGACCAATCCCCAGGCCGTCGAGATTGATCACCGATCTGACATAACGGCGGCGACCAGTTCAGCGCCAACAGGCGAAGATGAGCCGCTCGAAAGGCCAGACTTTTGGCCAGAGAACTTTTGGAAGAAGGACGAAAACGAGCCAGACCTGGAAGGCATCGCCAAAAGCTGGTCAGATCTGCGCAAGCAAATCAGCCAGGGCAAACACAAAGCGCCAGCAGACGGCAAGTACGATCTCAAGGTTTTTGGTGACGAGGCCGAAACCAACCCTATGGCCACCACCTTGACAGGGTGGGCCAAGGAAAACGGCCTGTCACAGGCGGCATTTGACGATCTGGTGGGCAACCTGCAGACCCAGGCCAAAGAGCTCATGCAAGGCGACATGATTGACCCGGCAGCCGAGATGAAGCAACTTGGCCCCAACGGCGGCGCAATTGTCAACGGTATGGTGGACTGGGCTCGCGGCCTGGTCAACAAGGGTGTCTGGTCAAAGGATGACTTTGAAGAGTTCAAGATCATGGGCGGCACCGCTCGCGGCATCACCGCGCTGATGAAGGTGCGCGAGGCTTACGAAGGCCGGGTGCCAATTAAAAGCGCACCTCTTGAGGGCACTCTCAGCAAGGATGAGCTCTACCAGATGGTGCAAGATCCCAAATACAAAACCGACCCTGGGTATCGAACAAGAGTTGAAAAGATGTTTGATGCCACATTCAGATAATTTCTAGGTAGTTGCCACTTGACCCAGCTTCGGCTGGGTTTTTTTGTACAACAACCAAGCGCCCCTATTGAGCTGTGGCAAAAAAACCATATAATCGCGCCAAGGCCCACCGGGTAACCGACCCTTACCGCAGCGGAAGCTGACGACTGGCTGACGAAATCAGCAAGCATTTGGCCCTGACTATCAGGCTTACCGGCGCGAGAACCATGTTTTTTCAACAACCGAATGAGGTATCAAAATGAGCGTTTCTTTAAGCAATGCCTTCGTTACTCTCTTCGACGCGGAAGTCAAGCAGGCCTATCAAGGTTCAGCCAAGCTAGTTCCAGCGGTTCGCCAGCGTCGTGGAGTCGAAGGTTCAACAGTTAAGTTTCCAAAAGTAGGCAAGGGTGTCGCAACTATTCGCGTCCCCCAAACCGATGTCACCCCTCTGAATGTGGGATTCAGCTCAGTCACTTTGACTTTGTCTGACTTCAACGCAGCAGAGTACAGCGACATTTTCAGCCAAGCCAAAGTCAACTTTGATGAGCGTCAAGAGCTTGTGCAAGTGGTTGCCAACGCTATGGGCCGTCGCCAAGATCAACTGATTCTCGATGCGCTTACTGCATCCAGCACCAGCTTGACCGTCAGCAATGACATTGGTGGCACAGACTCCAACATGAACATTACCAAGCTGCGCGAAGCAAAGCGTCTCATGGATAAAAACAATGTTCCACCAGACGGCCGCCACATCATCATTCACGCAAATGGCTTGGCCAACTTGCTGAGTGAGACCAGCGTGACCAGCTCCGACTTCAACAGCGTTAAAGCGCTGGTGCAGGGCGAGCTCAACACATACCTGGGATTCACATTCCATGTGTTGGGTGACCGCTCCGAAGGCGGCTTGGCTATCGATGGCTCACTTGATCGCAGCTGCTTTGCATTCCACAAGGATGCTGTTGGCTATGGTGAAGGTATTGCCATGCGCACTGAAATCAACTACATCGCCGAGAAAACCTCTTACTTGGTGAATGAAGTATTCAGTGCGGGCGCTATTGCCATTGACGATGAAGGTATCGTCAAGATCACCTGCCGTGAAACTTAATCTAGGA